TCACCAGATCATCCTGCCGGTCGATCATCCGGCCTGGGAACGGATATTCCCGCCCAACGGCTGGTTTTGCGGCTGCACGGTGCAGCAGATAAACCAGCGCATGATGGATGCGCGCGGCTGGAAGGTGACCGAGAATTTCCGCCTGGAGGAGCGCGGCGTGCTGAACAAGCGGACCGGCGAGGTGGAGCCGACGGCGCTAGGGGTCGATCCGGCCTGGGATGGCAATCCCGGGCGTGCCTGGGGCGGGATGGAGGTCAGCATACCGTCCACGCAGCCACCAACGCGCGGCGGCTACGGGCGGATCGATGATGCGAACACATTCGCAAATGCCGTAGTGCCAGCGCATGGCCTGCCCGACGTTCGCGCCAGCATCGATGGTGAGATATCGGAAGCCGCGTGGAACTATCAAGGTAGCGGTTACAGGGAAGTCAATCAGGCGCTGCGCGGTGAAATACGTTTCAACAGCGCCGCAGAGGCAACGCGCAAAGGCCTCGACCGTGCGATTGACGAAGCCGCTCCGCTTCCGGATGGAACGACGCTTTATCGCGGTCTATTCGATGTCCCGGCACTGGATACCGGACAGGTTCTTGACGATGCGGCGTTTGCCTCCTTCTCCTTGTCATCGCGCACTGCAAGCAAATTTGCAGTGGTCGGAGATGAAGTCCGGATCGCTGGGGATGCAGTGCCGCGGATCAATGCAATCCTGCGCCTTCGGTCGGACGGTGGCCTGCGCGGAATTTACTTGGGTGATTGGGAAGATGAGGTTATCCTTCGCAGGGGAGTCAAGATCCGGGTCCTGTCGAAGCAGGAAGTCGAATTTGAATTCGAATTTCTGCCCGGGGAGACGCACAGAGCCGTTGTTTACGATGTAGAGGTGATCGGAAGTGAAGGCTGACATCATCGACAAGATATACGGTCAAGATTTCATCGGCGCCCCGGTGGAGGCAAACAAGGCGTGGCCGAGGTTCGACGCGATGTTGCGAAACGGCCAGTATGTAACCGGCGTGCCGCGCGCTTATGACCTTGCTCGCAAGCTGGTCGAAACCGCCGCACCGTCAGATGCACCGAACATTGACGAGATCATTTCCATGGTCTGCTTTCCATACGACCGTAATGATCGCATCGCCGCCCTCAAGGCCGCGATCGGGGCCGAAACGGCGCGCTGAGATGCGCCCGGCGGCCAGAGTCCGTGCCGTGCATCCCCAACAGGCCCTGAGAGCGAATTTGAATACCGTTTGAATACCCATCTCGGGTTCCCGGGCATCCTCGGGGCCTGCGGGAGAGATGGCTCTCAGCGGCGCTCTCAGCGCCTCTCGCCTGCGGGCTGGACGAATGGCCGCGGGCGCTGTAGCCTGATCCGGACGCGGGCATCGCTGGCTTTGCCGCCCCGCTGAAATCCTTCATCTGATCATTGTGGCGATGTCCGGCTAGAGTCTGGTCATGACCAAGCCAATTCACATCTTCCGCGCCGGGCGGCATATCGCGATGTCTGGGCGCGCCATCGAGTTCGCCGAGGCCGACGTCGCCGCGATCGCGGCCGCCTATGATCCGGCCGTGCATGAAGCCCCGATCGTCGTGGGCCATCCGGCGACGGACGATCCGGCCTACGGCTGGGTTGGCGCGCTGCGCGCCGAGGGCGGCGACCTGGTGGCCGATCCGCGCCAGGTGGAACCGCAGTTCGCCGAAATGGTGCGGGCCGGCCGGTTTCGCAAAATCTCGGCCAGCTTCTATCCGCCCGAAGCGGTCAGCAACCCGGTCCCGGGCAAGTGGTATCTCAAGCATGTCGGGTTCCTTGGGGCGCAGGCCCCGAGCGTAAAGGGTTTGCGCGCGGCGGAATTCGCCGACGACCAGGATGCCGTGACGGTGGAGCTGGCATTTTCCGAGGCGGAAATCGCGGGCCTTGCGTCTGCCGGGTTTAGCGGTTTGCGCCGGGTGATCTCGGGGCTGCGCGACTGGCTGTTGTCGTCACAGGGCCAGGAGGTCGCCGACCGGGTCGTGCCCGCAAGCGAGATGGAAGCCTTGCGGACAGCCGAGGAATTCATGCGCAACGTGATCGAACGCACGCAGGGCGATCCGGCGCAGGGCTTTGCCGAAACCGGCCTGTCGCGTGCGCTGAATGCCAGGCTTGACGCGCGTGCCGACGGCGACGATGCGGCGCGCTCAGCGCTGATCGACAAAATGGCGACGGCGGCCGGGATCGAACGCAGCACGGTTCTGCAGATCCTGCGCGGCGAGATTGCCACCCCACCGGAGCCGCGCCTGCGCGGATTTGCGGACGTGCTCGGTCTCGCGATGAGCGATCTGACAGATCTGGTCGACATGGCCGAACACACAACCAGGACAGAGGAGGCAGATATGCCCAATCCGAACCCTAACGACACTGCGCGGACAGATGCCGCGCAGCGCGCCGCCGATCTTCAGGCGCGCGAAGACGATATTGCAGCCCGCGAAGCGGCCTTTGCCGAACGCGCGGCGGCGGCGCGGACCGCTGAGAATACCGCATTTGTGGCGGGGCTGGTCAGGGACGGGCGTCTGGCGCCCGGCATCAGCCAGGACATGGTGGCATTCATGGGTGCCATCGACGGCGTCGAGGAAGTGGCCTTTGCCGAGGGCAAGGCCGCCAGCCCCGGCGCGTGGTTTCGCGCGCTGCTGACCCGCGCCAAACCCCTGATCGAATTCGGCGAACGTGCCGCCCCTGATGGCGGCCCCTTGCGGCTGACCGGTGCCGACGATGTGGCAGCCGCCGCAAAGCGGCTGATCAAGGCCGCAAGCGACGATGGACGCACGCTGAGCTTTGCCGAGGCCGTGCGCGAAGTGGAAACCCAGATGGAGAACCCGGCCAATGGCTAACCCCGGACAACTGATCAAGAGCTATGCCGCCGTCGCCAATCTGGCCGGTCGGCGCATCGTCAAATTCTCGGGTGCGGGCATCGGCATTGCCGTTGCCGCGACCGATCTTGCGATCGGCGTTTCCGATACGCTGGACGCAACATCCGGACAGATGGTCGATGTGATCATGGACGGATCGGCCGAGGTCGTGCTGGGCGGCGCGGTCAGCGCCGGGCAGCCGGTGACCGCAGACGCTGCGGGCGCTGCCATCGCCGCCACCGTGGCAGGCAACATCGCCATCGGCTTTGCGCTGGCAACCGGTGTGGCCGGAGACATCATCGACGTGGCGCTTGCCCGTCACAAGGTCTGAGGAGACAGTCATGCCCACACCCCTTCCCTTCGTCGCCGATCCGGCGCTGACCGCGATCGCCGTCAACTTCCAGAACCCCGACTCGGCCTTTATCGCCGACCAGGTGATGCCGCGCGTTGCGGTGATGGCCCCCGAGTTCAAGTGGACCTATTTTCCGCCCGAAGAGATGTTCACGGTTCCCGAGCACGAGGTCGGCCGCAAGGGCGCTGTGCCCGAGGTCGAGTTCACCGGCGAGGAACGCACCTCTTCGGTCCGGGATTACGGCATCGACGATGTGATCCCGCAACGCGACATCGATGCCGCGCGCGCCTTGCGCGCCCAGGGCCAGACCGGGTTCGACCCAGAGGCCCGCGCGGCAGAGGGGCTGACGCATCTGCTGCAACTCGGCCGCGAGGCGCGGGCGGCGGCGATGGTGCAGGATCCCGCCAATTACGATGCCAACAAGGTTGTGGCCCTGGCGGGCACCAGCATGTGGACCGACCTGGTGAATTCCGATCCGATCGGCGTGATCACCACGGCACTTGATGCGACGTTCATCGCGCGGCCCAATGTCATGGCCATGGGCCGCGTAGCCTGGCGCGCGCTGTCGATGCACCCGCAGATCGTCAAGGCGGTGAACCGCAATTCCGGCGACGCAGGCATCGCCACCCGGCAGGCGGTTGCCGACCTCTTTGAGGTTGCGGAAATTCTTGTCGGCGAAAGCTATCTCAACACCGCCAAAAAGGGGCAGGCAGCGGCGATGTCGCGGGTCTGGGGCAATTCGGTGGCGCTTTTGCACCGCAACGCGCAGGCCGGGCCCGACTCGGGGCAACCTGCCTGGGGCTGGACCGCGACGTTCCAGGGCCGCATGTCGGGGCGGATGCCCGAGCCGAAAATGGGGCTGCGCGGATCGGTCCGCATCCGTGTAGGCGAGCAGATGCGCGAGATCGTGTCGGCACCGGCCACCGGATATCTGATCCAGAACGTGGCCTGAGGAGGGTAGGTCGATGTCGTTCCGAACCCTGCGTCAAGTGCGCGCCAGCCGTTTGTTTGCCATCGGCGAGGAAATCCCTGTCGATGCACTGTCCAAAGACGACGCCGAACGCCTGGTTGCGATCGGGGCTATCGCACCGGACGGAACCAAGGCCGCACCCATCGCAGAGGGCGATGACCTGACCCTGATCAAGGGCGTTGGCAAGAGCACAGCAGCGGCGCTGGTGGCGGCGGGTGTGGGCACGTTCGCCGATCTTGCTGCCGCCGATCCGGCGGCCCTCATGGAAAATGCCGCGTTCCGGGGACTGCGGGCCTCGGCTGGTGATGTCGCGGCCTGGGTTGATGCCGCGCGTCTGCGCGTCGTTGCGGCCGACCAGCCGCTGACGGTCGAGACGCGCGCGCAAGAGTAGGCGGCGCATCCCCCCGCGCCGCTGATGGCCCTTCGGGGCCCCCGTGCCGGGCGGCGACCGCCCGGCACATTCAG